GTATTAAATAGATATTTAAATTTAGAAATACCCAATAGATTAGAAAATAAAAGTTATTATGAAGATAACGGAAAATTCTATATTCAGCCATATACAAGAGTTTTAATTACATTAAATAAAGATTTTAATAACATTAAGGAGTAGAGAAAATGAGTTCAGAGTTAGAAAAATTATCAGCACTCGCCAACATATCAGAAAATAAATTTAATAATTTTATAAATTTTTTAAATAATTTATCTGATAGAGATTTATTCAAATTAGGTTCATTATTAAGTGCAGTTGATATTTACACAACAGAAAATGGCAACTATATCAAATTTAAGAATAATACATTTATAGATGTTAATGGCTCACTTGTAACTAAAGCAGGCGATTTTAATGTAGTATTGGCAGATACAATACATTTTAATCCTGATTTAGATTTTAATAATACAGATGATTTCTTAACACTAGAAAGGAATTTAGAACAAGGCAATAAAAAAGCATTAGAGAAAATAGCAAATTCTTGTGATTGTGAATTGCACCAATCACACTAAATTATATTAATTAAATTTAAAGGAAATTAAAATGGTAAAAACATATATTTTAGATACTAATATTATTTTAGATGATTTAAATAATATATTTAAAATCTATAATAATGAAAATATCTTAATTTTACCTAGTATAACATTAGATGAACTAGATACAAAGAAAACAAATTTTGATGAATTAGGTTATCGTAGCCGTGAATTTGGACGATTTTTAGATGAATGTGAAATACAAGTAATATCAAATCCTAATCTTTTAGATTTTGTAAATTCAAATAAAGCGGATAATTTAAGATTATCTAAATTAACAAATAAAGCAAATAATATTACTCTATACGTAGCAGACTTAAAAGAATTTGAATCCGATACAAAATATAGACACACAACTATATTAAACGATAGAAAGATAATTGAAATTTGTCAATATTTTAAAGATTCTATATTAATAAGTTTTGATGTAATGTGTAGATTAAAAGCACTATCTGAAAATATAGAAGCAGAAACTTTAAAAGGTTCATCACAAGAAATAGATTATCATTTTATTAAAGAAATATTTGTAAAAGATTATATAGATTTAGACGGCACAAAAGTTTATGATTTTGATAAAGATTATCAACCTGATAACTTTAACTATATAATAAAATTTGATAATGGTAAAACAGATGTTTATCAAGTTTTTAATGATACATTATATAGACTTGATGAAAGCAATATCAATAAACAAGATATAAAACCTTTAAATTTAGGTCAAAAATTATTTGTGGGTTCTGTAATATCCGATTATACTAATATAATAATTTCAAATGCTCCTGCTGGAAGTGGTAAATCATTATTGGCAATATCAACAGCAATGCGTTTGGTAAAAGAGAAAAAATTTAATAAAATCGTATATATAAGAAACTCAATAGAATCAATAGACAAAGGCGAAGATATAGGATATTTACCAGGTCTTGAAGAAAAATTTGCTATTTATAACCACCCACTATATGATACCTTAAAATTTATTGCTAAACAGCAATTAACACAAGCAAATCATAATAAATCAAATAAAGACCAAATTTCAGAAGATTTAATTGATAAAAGAGCGGAAGAATTGCAAGAGCGATATAATATTTCTACAATGTGGATAGGCGAATTAAGGGGCAGGACAATTTCTGACGCAGTAGTAATATGTGATGAATTTGCAAATTTTAGTAAAAAGTCAGGACAATTAGTAATTTCAAGACTTGATAAAGGTTGTAAATTAATTGTAATAGGTTCAAATAATCAAATTGATAACCCTTATATAAACAAATATACAAATGCTTTATCAACACTATTTAATGCAACTAAAGAAAAACACCCTGAAGTTAAGTTGCACGCCACTGTGATGGATAAAATTGTTCGTGGCGGAATTACAGCATTTGCAGAGAAAGTTTTTAATTCCAAATAGAATTTAATTTTCAATTAAGTGTTCCTTAATGTTTTTATAAGTTTAGGTGTGATAATCTAACACAATTAAAAGTTAAGGAACACAAGATGAATAAGTATCAACTTGAAGCACAAAAGAATTTAGATGATATTCAATCTATTTTAAAACAAAATCAATTATCATTTCAAGATATTTTAAATTTATATGATTTAATTTCTTATAATAAATTTCTTGAAAACGATATTTTTATATCAATTACACAAGAGCAATTACCATTAGAAGAATATGAATGTTTAGTTTATTTTAAAGTTACTTACTTTGGCAAAGAAGCAATTTATAAATATACATCAAATTTAAAAGAATTTAATTTTTACGAATTAGTAAAATCAGAATTATTATTTACACTTGAAAATGGTAAATTAAAAACATCTACACAAACAATACCATATAATTTTGATACAAAAATTTCAAAAACAGAATTTATAAAATTATTCACTAAACAATTAGAAACAAAATTTCAATCATTTGAAAAGAATTTTAATAATAAGGTGCAAGCACTAAAATCTAAAGAAATACAATATAACAAAGCATTAAATTATAAAGTAGCAATAATAAATGATTATTTGCCAAGAAAATATGAATCTTTATATTTTCCTACTAAAATTTTTGAAAGATTACAAATTAAAGCAGGTATTTTCTTTGTTTATGAATTAAAACCTGGATATGAAAATTATACTGAAAAACAAATAAAAGACCATATAATAGAAAAATTATATTTAAATCCTATAAAAGAATTACAAGAATCTATTAAAAAATATGAACCTAGATTAGAATATTTTAAGAAACAATTGGATATTATTTCAGATAATTATTCAGAATACTTATTATAAAGGACTTTAAATGGAAACAAATGAAAACAAATTACCTATTACAATAGAACCTGATAGAACAAAACTTCATAATATTTTATCAGCAAGTGCAGTTTCATTTAAAGATATTATAAGTTTTTATGATATAGTAGAGAAATATAACTTGCACGATAGATTTAGTGTATATACTTGTCCTTATGAAGATTATATGACTGCTTTTAAAATAAAATATGATAATTTAAGTTCTATATATAGATTTGACACATCTTTATATTCTGATTTTAATTGCTATAATAAACTTTATGAACGCACAACATCAGATATTAATAATTTTTTAAATCCAAATGGCAGGCAAGAAATAATGCCTTTATATGGTATTGATATAGATTTCAATATTAAATTATCTAAATCAGATTTTATGAGAAAATTTATATACGCAATAAATTTTTTAATCGATTCTTATTTTAAAATGATAAAATACTATAACAATCAAAAAGAAAACACAATAACAAAACATAATCAATATATGAATTATAAATTAGAATTGCAAACAATACCACATTTTGATGGCAGACTTATGAAGCCAAGCAAGTATTATCAATCTTTTTCAATTTATGAAAAAAGACTTATAGTAGTAAATTTATATCCTAGTTATAAAGATTTATCAGAATATGAATTAAAAAAATTAATAATAGATGAATTATTAAATGAAAGTTTAGAAAAATATGATAACCAATTAAAGCCAAATATTGCAAATTATAGTAAATTTAAGGATTTATTGGATATAATAAACAAAGATTATTTAGAATACACAATGTAAGGATTAATAATGATTTTTCTACAAGCAAATGGTAATTTTGACTCTAGGCTAAACTTTACTCAAATTTTAGATTTATTAAAATCAGGTGGCAAGATGACTTTTATCACTGCCGATAAAAATAAAATTAGATTAGAGTATAATAATTTGTCACAAGATTTTGAATTTTCAAAAAATGCTTATGAAGCCATAGATTTAAGGCATACTGCAATAATTCACACTGACGCAACAGAATGTGATGAAAATATGTTTATATCTGATTATTATGAAAAAATAAATTCTGTTTTAAACTATCTATATAAACAATTAAAAGTAGATGAAGGGCATTATGAAACAGAACAAAAGAAAGCAGAGAAATTAAAAACTTTTAAACTCAAATTTGTTTTAGATGAGTATTATCCTAAATATACAGAAAATACATATTTATTAGAAATAAAAGATAAATTTGAATATATACTTGATTATAATTTTAATGAAATTATTATTATAAATTTAATATCTGAAAAACTTAAAAAGACCCTACAATTAGATGAAAATTATTTTAAAGAAACTATATTGAAAGAAAGGCATTATAAAAATTTAGATGAATGGCTAGATAGAATAAGATATATTAAAAGACAAATACAAAAATATGAAATAGATTTAAATTATATCAAAGATAATTATTTAGAATATTGTTTATAAAGTGCTTATAGGATTTAGATATGTTGCCACTAAAAGAATTAGAATTTAGAGATTTGCTACTATATATGAAATCAGATAAAATAAAAGTTTATAAAATAGGCGGTAGTGCAAGATTTATAAAAGTTCAAGGTGTTATAACTCTATATTATAATTATAGCCATTCACTAATGAAATTTGTTAAAGTTGGCGTAATGAATCAAAATCTTGATTTATGGAGTTTTAAAGAATTTATAAATTTTTATTATACAAATTCATCAGATTATATTAATAGATTTACTAATGAAAAGAACAGATTAATTAAAAATTTTAATAACACAACAGATAAATCAACAATAAATTCAGTTAAAAATTCTATTAATTATTTTGATGAAAAAATTAATAAAAATTTAAAATTAGTTGAATTTATTAATAACAATTATTCTGAATATTTGATATAAAGTAAAGGATTAGGTGGCATTATAATGAAAGATTTTATACAAATTGAAGATATAGCCGAATTAGTTAAATTAAACAACAATAGAAGTATTAAATTATTTTCTAATTCTAATACTTATAATATTAATATAGTTGAATTTTTTAAAGAGAAATATATTGTTAATAAATATGCTTTTAATCAATCTTATTATGAAAAGCAAAATCAAAAAGAATATAATATCGGCGATGTCTTAGAATTTTCTAATTCTAATATGACTTTAGTTAAAGATTTTTTATTTTTTCTTAAAAATCATTATAATGTATTATTAACAAGTCACAAATTTACTAAATCAAATTATAATGCCAATAATAGAATTTATGAAAAATATATTAAAAGAAAAACTTATACTTTAGTTAAAGATACTGAATATAAATCTAATGTTATCATAAAAACTAGCAAATTTGATTATTTTATCGATGATACAAATAAATTAATTATAGTGACAAGAGTATCAGAGAATATATCAGACCAAGAACTTAAAAAATTGATTATATCCAACAGCAGTTCTATTATGTCACAAGCAAATGATTTTAAAAGAGTTGCTGATTCACACAAAAGAAATCTTGATAGATTAGAACAAAGTATAAATTTTATTCAAAATAATTATTCGGAATTAGTAATCTAGTCAAATAAATTCTCTATACCATTAACAATATCTTGACCTGTATCGCCAATTGCACCATCAATAATTTTTCTTGTAATTGATTTAGGTTCAATAGGTTCTAATTCAGAATATGCAAAAGTTACACTAAATTGTGATAATTGTGACTCGTTTGCGTCGTCAAGTTCTACTGCACCTACTTCACTAGGAAAAGCATTTTGCAATTTATATCCATAAACTTTATCATTTTGTTTGTTTAATTGCCAAATATTAATATCAACTTGATAATTAGGTGCTGATGGTGTTCCTAAGAAAGCATTAGTTAAGAATCCCACACCATTATCAAAATCTATTTGAGATTTTAAATTTTGAGCCGCCTGAATAACACCTGCTACTGCTTCCATACCTTGAACGAAAGAGTCACCAAACATACCTAATACACCATTTTGTTTAGGTTTTGTATTATCAATTAGTTTGCACCAAGCGTCAAACATTTTTCTTATTTTCATACTAGAATCATCAATAATATTAATTGTATATGTTCCAGGAAAATCTGCTTCGCCACGCATTTTATAACGTCTTCCACGATAATAAACATCTATAACACCTATATTACGTTCAGGTAATGCAGTAGATTGACAAAGTATCGCTAATTTTTTCCCTTGAACACCTGGCATAGGCATTTCAATAAGATATTTGTTTGTTCTAAGACCTAGACCTGCTCCTAGTTGTTTTTTAATATCTGATAATGTAAATGCAAATTCGCCTGCCATTTAGATAATTCCTTATTAAGTTTGCTAAATCTATTTATACTTTATTTTTTCTTAATTTAAGCAAGAATTTATAATTCTTAATATGTAATTATAATATTACTAATATCTCTAAAACACTTAAAAATCCATATGTTAATTAAGAATTGTTTAAGTGAATTTGTGTTATTATTTTCTTATCAAACAAATAAAGGATTAGAAATGAATACAGAAATAACAAAGACAGCAGAAAATAAAGACTTTAAGGGCATTAAAGAACTATCTGATATTTTCGGATTGTCAGTATCTGAAACAATTGAAAAACTTAGAACAGAATTAACTTCACTTGATGAAGATACAGATGAATTTAATGAAATTAAAGAACTAGCAAAAAAACTTAATCCACTTGCAGAAGTTCCTGTAATTGATGAAATTTTAGAACAAATTAAAAATCTTTATACTTCATTTGATGAAAGAATAGAGAATTTAAATCAAGAACGTGACGCAAATAATAAGTTTTATAGAGTTTATAAATCAATGCTATACGATATTAAATATACTGATACTTATATGTTTTACGCAAATTTAATAACTCAATGCAGAATTAAATTTACTGATAGCGTGCCAACTTTAGGTGTATATTTCGATAATGGATATAATCTTGCTATTAATCTTAAATTTATAGAAAGATATTCAGATAATATTGTAATGGGATTATTAAAACACGAAATGTTGCATATTCTTGGCGGACACTTATTAGGACGTTTAGAAAATAGAAAACATAAAATTTGGAACTATGCAACTGATTGTTCTATTAATCAACTTATTGAAACTAAAGACTTACCAAATTCACACGTTTCTTTAAAGACAATTAAGGATTTAACAAAAAATCAAAATTTAGAAAAAGAGAAACAAGCAGAATATTATTATGATTTCTTAGAAAAAGAAGATAAAAATAATCAAGGTGCTAATGATAATGATGGTGGCAATGGTAATGGCAACGGAAGTGGAAATGATAATAATGGAAGTAACGACAATGAAAACAATAATAGTCAAGAAAATAAAGAAGCAGGAACACACAATGTTTGGAACAAAAATAAAATTCCTTCAGATGACCTTGCAAAAGCAATGACTAGAGAAGCAATTAAAAAAGCACTTGACGCAACAAAAAATAATGAAAAAGGTAGGGGTTCAATTCCTGCTAATATTATCGAAATTCTTGATTTGTTTCACGATAAAGCACAACTAAATTGGAAACAATTATTAAGACGTTATCAAGGAAATAAGAAAATTGATAAAAGACAATCAATTTTAAAAGTTAATAGAAGATTTATGAATAGAGATGATTTGCGTGGCAAAATCTCAAATAAAACTTTTACAACTTCTGTAATTGTTGATGTATCAGGCTCAATTGCAGATGAATTTATATATGCAGGATTATCAGAAATTTATCATATTTGCAAACTTACAAATTCAAGTTTAAAAGTTATTCAAGTTGATACAGAAGTTAAAAAAGTATCAGATTTTGATAGAAAAACTAAAGTTTTTGAAAGGTCAGGCAAAGGCGGAACTTATCTTTATCCAGGAATTCAAAAAGCCAAAGAATTAGATTCAGATGTAATAATTGTAATCACTGACGGATATATAGAATCAGTTAAAGATAGTTGGACTGAAAAACCTAAACACGTTATTTTCTTGCTAGACAACAATAATGTTAAGATTGATTATGACTATCCGCAATATTATATAAAATCTTTTTGTGAGAAATAGGTTTAATTAAATGTATTACATTTATGCAATAGCCAACGATTTTCTTTATAAATTAGTGTTTGATGATACATATAGTGCTTCAGAAAATACAAGATTAGATAATAGATTAAGAGTATTAACTGAAGCATATATTTTTATTAATTCTAAATTTAGAGCGTGCTATTTTCTAAATACTGATGAAATAAGATATAGATTTAGAAATATAGATAAAAATAATTATGTTATTTCAGAAACTACTGAACCTGAATTTGAATTTACAGAAAAATTTAGAAAATTAAAAATAGATAATTTTAGAAAATCATTAATAGAATTATATAAAGAATTAAATCAAAAACAAAATTATTATCAAAATTTAATTGATAAAGTTGGCGAGTTTGATAAAGAATTACTTAAAAATAATAAATGGTATAGAGAACAACTTTATCCTGTTGTAAAAGACCAAATATCATTATTTTTAGAAATGCAACATTTAAGAAAAACAATTTTAAATAGAAAATTAGCAATTAGATATTTTGAAAGATATTTTTATAAAGAATTAAAAACATATTTCTTTTATAATAGGCACGTTGTAACATCATCAAGTAGATTTTCTAGCACTATATTGATTAAAAATAGAGAATATATCTTTATAGACGGACAATATCACTTATTTAATTTTAAAATGTATAGTCCGCAAGATTATAAAACATTAAAAGAAGTTTCAACAAAAAGAAATAAATTTAAAAAATTATATCCTGAATTTTATATGTAAATTTTTTATAAAATCGTCCAAAACATAAGAAAATCTTAAGGTTTAGTGTGTTATAATTCTCACATAATTTAAAAGGATTAAAGGAGATTGATATGAAAATATCAGAAATTAAAAGAGTTTTAGAAATCGCTCACGAAGTAAGTGATAGTGTTCTAATATCAGGTGACGCAGGTCTTGGTAAATCTTACGTAGTTAAAGAATATGCAGAAGAAAACAACTATCACTTTGAAGACCTAAGATTAGGCAATCAAGAAATTGGTGACTTAATCGGAATTCCAACAATTCAAGACGGCGTAACAATTTGGACTGAACCTGTATGGCTTTACAGAATGAAAGAAGCCGAAAAACAAGGTAAGAAATCTGTATTATTCTTAGACGAATTAAACCGCTCACAACAAGATGTAAAAGCGTTAGCACTTCAAATTGTTCTTGATAAACAAATTCATCAACATAAACTTCCTAAAGATGTTTTAGTTGTAGGTGCAATAAACCCAACCGAATCAGAACAAGGTCTTGATTATTACGTTGATGAACTAGACCCAGCACTATTAGATAGATTTTTGCAAGTTAAAGTAAGTTTAGATGTTGAATCTTGGTTAAGTTGGGCTAGAAACAATAAGATTAATAATATTATTACATCTTATATAGCCGAAAATCCTAGAGATTTGTATAATGTTCCTAAAGACGGACAAACAAGAATTGCAACACCTAGAAGTTGGGCTACATTATCAAGATATATAGATTTGTTTGAGAAAACTCAAACTTTTGATGTTGAGATAGTTTCAGGCAGAATTGGCGAAGCATTAGCATTTAAATTTCAAAATTACTATAACAACTTTAATAAACAATTTACAATTAAAGATGTAATTAAATTAGTCGATATTTCTAAATTGCCAAAAGAAAATAAAAATATATTGATATCAGAATTCAATAAAAGAAAACTAGATACCCTACAAATTAGAGAACTAGCATTGCTTGGATTGAAAAAATTTGAAAAACATATGAAAGCAATTAATATTCCTAGCGAATATACAGCAGATTATGAAAAAGCAAAAAATTGTGTAAGTGATGATGATGAACTTAAAAAAGTTAATCCTTTAATGAGTTTGTTATATGCTTTGAAACCTGAAGAACTTGCTTCAGTAATCAATGAATTAAAACAAAATGATGAAGAATATAAATTGTTAATAGCAAGAATAGATTTTGTTTTTCACGGCAAAAAAGAACTATATTTGCAACTGCTAAATAAAGTAACACCTGAAACAAAATAAGGATTATAAAGGATTGATTTAGTGGATATTAATTATAACAAGTTTTCTTTTAAAGATATTTACTATCCTAATGAGCCTATATGCAGACGAGCAAAAGTCGATATAGGCTTAAGATGTAATGCTAAATGTGGATTTTGTTATTATAAGCATAATTTAAATGATAAAGAATTGAGTTTTGATATTATTAAATCAAGAATTGATTTTTTATCAAAATATACAGATGATTTTGATATATCAGGTGGCGAGCCAACTATACATAGTAAATTTTTCGATATTATCAAATATTGTAAATCTAAATCAGAGAACATTAATAGTTCTAAGGTATCGTGTTTAACAAATGGTATTAAATTTCAAGATATTGAATTTATGAAAAAAGCACAACAATCAGGATTATCTGAAATCTTATTTAGTCTTCATAGCGTTAATGAAATACACGATAATTTAACAGGTATTAAAGGTAGTTTTGATAAGATTTTAAAATCAATTAATAATGCTAAAGAATTAGGTATAAAAGTAAGAATTAATGCAGTTGTAACAAATTCTAATTATAAATTTATAGATAATCTATATTTTGATTTATTAGAAAATATTAATCCTTTTGAATTAAATTTCTTACCTTTGAATTATTTTTCAGACGCAGAGAATAATGAAAAAATTGATTATAATATATTATTAGAACCTATTAAAAATTTTATATTAAAATCTAAAATTAAATATATTAATGTTAGATATGTTCCTTATTGCTTTATGATAGGATTTGAAAAACACGTAGTAGGATATTTTCAACATATATACGATATTTACGATTGGAATTCAGCATTATATGATTATTTAGAACCTAGTTTGGATAATATGATTAATTGTTGTAAAAATGCAAGGGAACATCATTATTATAAAAATAAAGATTGTTTTAAATGTAAGTATTTTAATATTTGTGACGGCGTAGAAAAGCAAATTAAAGATATTAAATTAAATCCTATTATAGATGATAAAATAACTAATATAATCGAATTCAGGAGCAATTTTTATGATTAATTCAAAAGAGCATTTTATAATTGATAAATCAACTTATCCAAATTCTAACTTAATATTAAATTCAGGATATAGTTTTTATGGTAATATAGACGGCTCAATAATATCAGGATTTGAATATTTTTATACTTTATGGGAATTAAGATATTTAGGCGAAGACGGATTTGATAAATCTGATAATAGGCACGTTTATTGGGGATTTTTAAATATTAATTTAAATTTTAGTTATATCAAAGATTTTATTAAACAAAAATATAAAAATATAGATGATAGGTGCTTTGATTATATGATTTATGTTGATATTAAGAAACCTTATAGATTTAATAAAATATTATTTTTTGATTATTATTCATTAATTTATACTGAAGAATCTTGTATTCTAGGACGTAAATTATATGCTTTATCAGGCTCTACATTTAAATCTAGCAGAAATGTTAAATATTATATAGAATATAATCATTTAAAACCTGATGGATTAGAGATTAATTATAAATCTAAATTTAGATTTGATTTATTACGAGATATTGATAATCACGATAGAAAAACTTTAGTAACATCACCGAATAAAGTTCTTAATCTTAAAAATAAAAACTTTATACAAAGAAAATCTTTTGTATCGCCGTTATTTTATGATAAATTTGATAGAGTAATTTATATACAAAATAAAGATTCTATTGATATAAAACCTAGATTATTTCACGAGTGCAGATATTTTAAAATTAAAGTTAAATTTATCTCTAAAGATATAAAAGACGGAGCATATTATAGATATAATGAAGCAAAATCTGAAAATATCTATCAAAGACAATTAAGATATAATGACGAAATTATACAGGAGTTAATATCATTTAATGACTAATGATTCTATATACAATAAAACGTTTTGTAAGACGCATAGCAAAGAATTAACAGGTGTTCCGATAGATAGTATTAACCTATATGAGATTGTTAAACAGCACGGCTACAATGACGCAGAAACACTATTCATATATAATTACTTTATTAATACGTTAAAAGTCAAGTCAGTTAATATAGACGGCAGGCTTAAATATTTTGATTTAAAATCTAAGAAAAAATATAGCATAGTTAATCAATTGGATTTAGAAAAGATATTTAAAAATTTTAAATACATTAATTCTTGCTTAAATTTAGAATTAATTAATAATCTAATTTTTAAAGCGGATATATTGGATAATCATAATTCTAAAAATGATATAATACATTTCAACAATAATTTTGTTAATTTAGATGAAGAAGATTATGCAGACGTGTATTTTTATTATAATAATAAATTCTATATTACAAAATATTATTATATAAATTCTAAACCTGATTTAACTAATGGATTTGAATATCAGGGTAAATTTTATGATTATGTTTTATTGGATTACTAGGGGTTATAATGATTTTAAAATTAAATTCAGATGATTGCGATTTACTCTTATATCATAGTTTTTATGATAGGCGTAATATTCACGGAATATCAGGACACTTATTTGAAATTTTAGATTATTATCAGTTTCTTAAATCTGCTAAATTAAAGTTAAAAGTTAAATGTTTATTTTATGATTATAAACCTGATAATATAAGAAATATAATTAATAATAGATATATTAATTCTGATGAATTTGATTTTGATGATTTTATATTTGGAACACCTGATTTAGTATATGCACCATTATCGCTTAATACAGACGGAAGTTATGATTTTTTCAATAATAAGAAAGTTTTAGGATTTAAATTAGCATTTAATTGTGGTGCAGAATTTGACACAAATGCAGGCACTAGACCTGATGACGTAATTTATTTAGAAGATTCAAGAATTTATCCTAAAAAGCACAATTCTATTCATTACGTTAAGAAAATAGCACTTGATAAAATTAAGAAACCTTTAACACTAGCCGATAGAACATTCGCACATATTACGCATAATTGTAAAGAATTTAAACAAATAGATGAACTCTTAGCGAAATATCCAAATTTATTAATATTTTCTGATTACTTGCCTGAATCTGATTATATTACAAATAAACCTGTTAAATTTGGCGATTTTAATAAATTTTTATATACCCCTGTTGGTCGTAAATTTGATTGTTCGCCTAGACTTATCGCAGAGTGCGATTATTTAGGAATACCATATGAATTTTATAATATTAATTATAAAGATATAGGATTAGAAACTAGATTATCGGATATTAAAAATAATTTAGTGAATCTTAAGGAAAATGATGATATTATTGATTTAATTTTAGATATTAAACACGCAAAGGAGTCAAAATGTTGAAAGTCGTAAATGATAGAATTATTAACACAGAACAAGTAATTTGTTGCTATATTGAAGAAAAATCAAAAGTTGTATTTAGAATGTCAGATAATACAGTTATTAAATTTAATATTGATGAAAGTCGTGTGCCTATTATTGATGTTAATAAAATAATGGAAAATTTAAATGACAATAAAATAAAAACTATTCTTATATAAAGGAATTAAAATGTTAAAACAAATTAATGATGTAATTATTAATACAGATAATATACAATCTGTTGAATTTAAGGATTTTGCGAAATCTCAATATATTGATTTTACGCTTGATAAAGGTATATTATCCTTTGAACTTAAGAAAAAAATTAAGAAATCTAAAATAACAAAATTTATGAAAAAACTTAATAAGAAGTTACATACAAATAATCATAAAATTTTAAAGATTAAATAATTATAGGAGTTCAAATGTTTTCAAATTTATGGCATACTATTAAAAGAAATTGGAAAATGTCAATAAGAGCAATACCTAGTGAATTAGATTATTGTGATGTCTTTGAATTTAATGCAGAAAAGGATTTTTATGAAAGGAGTTATTATAAATTTCTAAGGTATAAAGATAATTATGCAGTATTTGAAAATCTACTCACACAAGAAAAGAAATATATTTTTTATGCTGACTTAGAAAAACTTTTTACAGAAGAAAGAACAATTAAAACATATTTTATATATTATGAGTCTATAAAAAATTTATATAAAATATTAGATTTAGTAAAAAATAAAGACGTAGAATTTTATATTAGCGATAATCGTAATGGTTTGCCAAAGACTCTTAGTTTTTATAAAATTAAACAAAACACTAAAGTTAAGGATAATCATATTAAGGTATATTTTAAAGAAAATGATAGATATTATGAAAATGATTTATCTATTTATGAATTCCCTGATGAATTAACTATTATTTAAATATGAATTTTAATATAAAGAATTGGGAACTATTGGATAAACAGCAATACTTCCCATATGATTTAAAAATAACTCTTAAACCCTGCTACAAATGCAATCAGAAATGTTGGTTCTGTAAAGAATACGACAATAATTCTAAACAATGGAGTTATGATGATTGTTTATTAGTATTAGATAAATTAAAAACATTACCTGAAAGATTTAAGAAAATATTTATTTATTTTTATGGCGGTGAGCCAACTTTAAATCCAAATTTAGAATTTATAATACAAGAATTATATAAAATTCTTGGTAATAGAATAGCAAAAATTCAAATTCAAACAAATTTAAGTATAAGTATAGATAGATTAAAAAATTTTAAACAGCCAAATTTAGAAATATGTAGTTCCTATCATATAGGCAAACAAGATGTGTCTGAATTTATACTTAAATTAAGAAAATTAAAAGAATTAAATATACTAGGATATTGTTTTATAAATACAGAATATAATAAAGAAAAACAATTTATACAAGAATTTAATTTATTGGCAAAAGAGATACCAAATCATTTAAAAATGAGATTTACAATTGATTATACTAAAAATCCTGTTGATTATAGGGATTATTTTTATTTTTCAAAGAAATATCCTTATTTAATGAATTACTTAGAACAAGAATATAAATTTAAAATTAATAGTGCAATTATAGGATATGATGAAGCATATAACAAAAAATATCACGAGCAATTATATTTAACTAAATGTAGTTGCGTAGCACAAAATTTAGTAATAGATAATAATTTAAATGTTTATTGTTGTAATGATTATGCTAAACCTGAATACAATATAAATCCTATTAATATAAAAGATTTAGATTTTAAGTTATATTTTAAAGATTATGTTATTTGCAAACTAAAACAATGCAATGACGGATTGGAGTTCAAAAAGTGGCGGTAGATTTGAGTATATTAATTTTAACACACAAAAGACCTAAGTTATTTAAAAGATGTGTTGAATCTGTTTTATCTAAATATGAAAATTGTTCTGATAAATTTCATTTAGAAATATTAGTTAATAATGATTCTGATACAACAGACTTAATAGAGTATAAAGAATTTAAATCTGATTTAATCAAATATAGTTATTTTAAATCTGATGACTTATCAGATGTATATATGCACTTAATTAATTCCGCTCACGGCGAACATATTTATATATTAGAAGATGATGATATATTGTTAAGTTCGTTCTTTGATGTTTATTATAATAATAGAGATAAAGATTTAATTTTAGGATTATATTATCCTGAATATGGATTAAAAGATATATCTAAATATATGTTNNNNTTCAACTAGGACAAATAATATTTAAGAAATCAATATTTAATACTATAATAAAAGGTAATTATATTGATAATGATGTATTTTTATTTAAAAATTTAAACACTGATACAATACACTTAAGCAATAAATTACTATATAAACAAACAACAGACGGCAACGATAATATAAGTTTTAATCACTTAAACACTGATACAAATTTTAAATTAAGAGAATTAAATGTATAACGACAGTATCAATGATTTTATAATTCAAGAAAAAGTCCATAAAAGACAAGAACCTAGATATATGATGTTTGGTGCAGATGATACAATACGCATACATTGGGATATAATTATGATATGCAATCAGCACTGCTCTTATTGTTATGCTAGAGAATTAAAAGATAAGTGGAATAATTTAAATAATATAAAAAATATAAATGATGTATTATCAAAATTAAAGCAAATTGAGAAACCCTTAGAAGTTGCATTATTAGGTGGCGAACCTACATTAAGTCCTTATTATGAATATATTTTAAAAGAATTATATAAACTAGAAAAACTTAGAGTATTTGGCGTAATATCAAATAATAATTTACCTGATGAAAAATTTAATAAAATTTTAAACTTGCATAAATCACTAGGCGATAAATTTAATTGGAATATTACATACCACCCAACAGAAGTAAAGGATATTGATAAATTTAAATCAAGATTAAAACAAATTAAACAACAAAATCTAATTTTAAATGTTAATATAATGCTTACATCTGCTAAAGAAAAAGACTTAATTTTAGATATGATTGATTTTTGTGTTTTAAACAATATATCTTATTATTTTAATGTTATTTTTAATCATAATGCAACTGATTATATGAATACTAATAACGATTATAAAGAGTTCTTACAAGAATTAGATTTAAAATATCCTGATAGACCAAAAGAACAAAAATTTTATCGTAAAGATGGTAGTTTTATAGAAATAGATGATGTTATTTCATATTTAAGTAATTTAAGTGAATTAAAAGATTGGCAGTGCCATAATAATAACTTTGATATACCTGTTAATTCATCAGAAATACATCATTTTTGTAATTGGAATAGTGTAACAATAGACCAAATTAATAATAGTGATTGTTGGATGGAATGTCCTAATAAATTATGTTTATGTCAAGGAAAATTAACAACTTGGAAATATAAACCTAATTCAGGAGTAGATGAAAATAATGTCAGACACTTTAAAGACTTCAAATTTTAATACATTTCGGACTATTATAAATCCAAAATTAGATAATCCAAATAATATTAAATTTCATTGGAATTTATTGTATATGTGTAACTATAAATGCAGTTTTTGTTGTGCGAGAACAAATCAATGGAATACATTTAGTTCAAAATCTAATATAAACAATGCTATAAATTTTCTTAGTAAAGTAAATCATAAATTTGAAATTTATCTATTAGGTGGCGAACCTTCAATATATATTTACCTTGAATACGTATTAACAGAATTAAGAAAATTACCAAATTTAGATAAAATTACAATAATTTCAAATGGCGAAAAATTAATTAAATTTGAACTATTAAAATACATAGATAATATATATTTAAGTTTTTATCCTTTTGCAACTACAAATGAAAAATTTTATAAATCACTTTTATATTATAAACAATATTGCAACACTTTTACTACATTTCTTTTTGATAATAAATATCAAGAACAACACTTAGATTATATTAAATTTTGTAAAGAAAACAATATTGATTTTTATGGAAACTTTATATTTAATAAGAATAAGGTTATACAAAACAATAAAAAAGAATTTGAACTATATTTAGATTTAATATACAAATATTTAGATAAAAATTTAATTTTTGATGATACAGATAATGTATATAAATTTAATGAAATAGATAGTTATAGACTTAAATTAAATAATTTTAAAGATTGGTATTGTGATAATAAAATATTTGATATACCTGTTAAATTTGACGGATTAGTGGAACAATTTTGTTCTGAAAAGAAATTTAATTTAGAGCAGTTAAATACATATATATCTGAAAATAAATTGTATAAATGTGAATTAGAACAATGCGTATGTCCTGCTAGAAATAATTGTTGTAAATACAGGAATATTTAATGGATTTAGAAATATTATTAACTAAAAATTGTCAATTACAATGTGAATATTGCTCTTTATATGGCAAAGATTATGAATTAGATTTAAAACCTAGATTAGAAAATTTAATTAAAATTAAAGATAAAATCCAAAAAGTTTTTATATTAGGTGGCGAGCCGACAAAATCACAATATCTTGACGATATATTAGATTTATTCAAAGATAAAGAAATAACTATATTCACAAATACTATTAATATTAATAAATTATTAAGTTTAAATTCAACAAATATAAATTTAATTTGTTCTTATCATAGTTATATAGATTTTAATTTATTTCTTAAAAATATATTTAAATTAAGAACTAAATTTAATATTTCAGTTTGTATTATGAAAGAATCTGATAATCCTATATTTGATGAATATTATGAAAAATTAAGAAAATTAAAAATAAACACAGAATTAAATCCTATATTTTTAATTAAAAACAACAATGGTAATAAACAAATTTTAAAAACTTTAGAATATATCCCTAAAGATAAAAATAGTATTGCCAACAGATTAAATACTAATTTAAATTTAAAGTTTTATGAGATATTTAATAAAATTGAAAATCCTAAAAAATGCAATATACAAGATAATGTAATATATTATAATTTTTTAAAAAATAAATTTAATAGATGTTTAACTTATGATTTGTTTAATATTAATTATAATTGTTGTGATAGTTGTGATTTAAAATTTTGCCTAAATGATTTGGAGTATATTTATGAAATTTAGAATAGCAGGTTTATCATCACACTTTGATATTATTAAAAAGAATTTATTAGGATTTAAATTTTTACAATATAAAGGTATTGATTTTATATTTTATGATAGTTTTTCTAATTCTAAGTGGAATGGTGGCAGATTTTTAGAATACTCAATAAATCAAGAACAGATAGATTTTTGTATTAAACATAATTTTGGTATATCAGCAACATTTTCAAATTATTATATAGATTTAACAGAACAACAAGGTTTAGATTCACTATCTAAATTAAACGAAATCCACGCAAGCGTAGTAATATCAAATTTAGATTTATTAAATTATATTAAACAAAAATATCCTAATATAAAAACTACTCAATCTGTAATATCTAAAATAGACCTAGACACAGATTTAAAATGTTATTATCAAGATGACCCTAGAATATATGATAATATTGATAAAACAGAAATATTGCTTGATAATAGATGTTATAATTGTCCTGAATTTTATAATCATTTTGATATAATATCAAAAAATATATCAAATAAAGATTTTTTTAAATCTAAATATAATGGTTGCTATTTAAAAGAAAGATTAAATATTTTTAATGAAAATTATAAAACTTCTATACCTAGATTTATTAATCAAGGATTTAAAAATTTTAAAATTCCAGGTAGAGAATATAATAAATTAAATTATGAAAATAATTTAAAGGAGTTATTAAATGTCTTGCGAGAAATCATATATATTACACAATAAGTCTTATGATTCTGTTAAACCTTTATATAATGTATTACTTAAATTAATTCAAAATTCAGATTATAAACTTATAGGCAAGCCTTATGGTATGTATGATTTTTATCCTAAAGATTATAATAATATAGGGCTTGATGATACAATTGATTGGATAGATTATGCAGATTTTACATTAGGAAATTCTTTGGGTATTGCTGAAGGTATAGCAATAGCAGAACCTGATAAGAAAATATTTGTTTTAATATCTGATTCCCAATTAAATATGGGTAATACATTAGAAGCAATAGTATCAATAGGATTTCTAAATTTAAAAAATATTATACTAGCAGTTGATTATAATGATTCTTGTTCTAAAGGTGTATTATCAGAAGTTTTAGAGCCAAATTTAAACATATTTAAGCCAAATTGGAACATAATTTATAATAAAAATTATGATTATAATGATTTAAATTTTAATCAAGATAAACCTAACGTAATTATATTTGATACTATTAAAAATGTTTATCCTGATTCAGATTATAAGATTAAACTATAAAAAGTATGACTAGATTATATCAATATATTATTACTAAAAGAAAACCTAGATTTTTATCAGAACAGGAATTTATAGATATATGTATTAATAAATTAAAATACACTGAATCTGAATCTTTAAATTTATATAAATTTATGCAAAAATATACAAAAGATAATTATTACTATTTAACAGATAATGATTATTCTATTATATTATTTGATTATAAATTTAAATATACTATAACAGAAAAAATTTATTATGTGTATCTTAAAAAATTTAAATTTCTTATTAATCATAATTTAGAAACTGAATTTATAGATATAGCACATCGTGGCGGAATTATGAAATCTAAGATATTAAAGAATTATAGAGAATTAGAAAATAATATTATAGAATATAACAATGAAATTTTTACTTTAGATGAATGCTCTATATTAGATGAATTATATGTTTTAGATAATCAAATTTATTTAGGTATAGATTTTGTAAAATACGATAAGCATTACAAAGAAAAGACTTTTGATTTAATTAATAGATTAGTTACTTTACATAATTTAAAATATAAATAGTTAAAGAGTTATATAATTATAAGGACTATTAATGAATTTAAATTCAAATAAAATTAGTGATACAATTAATCCTATTCGTGGATATTTTAAAATAGAAACACTTAAAAACGGAAAAGTTATAGACACTGAAGAAAATCACAATCTAATAATGAATTCTGCTAGATGTAGTTTTGCTAATTTATTAGGTGGCATAGCAGGACAATCAATAATTAATAGATTTGTAATGGGAACAAAGGGTCACGTAGATGATGATGTTCTAATTCCTAAAACTGCACTACACGGATTTAATGCTAATAGAGTTGATTTATTTTGTGGAACAGATATAGCAACTAAAGGCGAATCTTGGAATGAATTAACTTTTACACCTAGTTCATCAATTTCTAATACTAAAGCCGTAGATATTGCTGATGGTGCTTCAAATAGTTCAACAGCAGATGTAATTGTAACAGGTTGTGAATCAGGACAGCCTTCAATCACTTATATTTTTAACATAGCACAAGACGCATTTAATGGAACAGGTCAAGGTGTAGTATATACAGAGTGTGCTTTATTTACTGATACAAAAATTTTTAGTATGAAAACATTTAAAGGCAAAATTAAAGAACCTTCAGTAGCATTTAGAATTACTTGGCAAATTTTGTTCTAAGAAATAAGGTGTCTGATGATAGATAAGTATAAAGATATTTATAAACAATTAATTAATATTCAAAGAAATTTAGAAAATGAAATTATTGATATTAATAAACAGAAAAATAATTTTAATAAAAGATTAATTGAATTAATAACACAATATCCTGAATTTAAGGAAATTATACAATTTATCCTAGAAGTATATGACGCTTCAGAAAATAAAAACAATCTTTATCATCAGACACACGATGATTGTTTAAGAAAAATTTTAGATTTAAAAAAAGATTTCTTAGAAATTTTATCAGAACAAGAAATTAATCTTCAAGAAACATTAGAAGATTTAGAAAATAAATCACAGAATTCAAGTTATTCAAATTATTCAAACTATTCAAGTTATAATGATATTCCGATAGGTATGCCAATGCCTACACCAACACCTACAACAAATGATGATGTTGTAATAATACCTGAAACAGAAACTATATATCAAATAACTATTAATAAACTTAAAGAAATACCTGCTAAATATGTATTAATTTTTATAGGATTAATCTTTATTTGTTTAACAATATTAATAAGACCTAAAGAAGTTACAGATTTATCAAAAACAATTATACCTAGTGTTACACATATGCAAAAGAATACATCAAATTACGATAACACAAAAACATTAGAAACAGATGAAGAGCCAAAAATACCTAAACTTCCTAAATTACCAAATAACTAAATTACTAAATGAAAGGATTAAAATGACAACATCTATATTAAATAAGATTACTGATTTTATATACTTAAGTTTTCATAATTTAAAATCATATTCATTTTCTAATATAGAATGTAACAATGATATTAAATTATTCTTAGAACATCAAAAACCTTCAACATTAAATGATTTAATTTTTGATTACAACCCTGATAAAGAAACTATTATAATATGCGATGATTCTTTAGGTGTTTGCACCTTTGTTGAAGATGACCTAAAAGACTTAACAAAACAAAAATATAATATTATATCTTTTTATGGTGCTGACGCTATTTATAAATGTATTGAATTTTGTGAAACATTTGAAATAACCCCTTCAAAGGCAATAATAGATTTAATAATAGGCGGTGTAAGAAAAATATATTTTGATGATAAGTATAAGACCACTAATAATTCTACTAAAAAATATAATTTAAAATTAGATGGTGTTGATTTATTTGAATATTTGTATCTTAAAAATCAAAATTTAGATTATCTATTTTTTACAGGAAATACATTGTCACCTGAAATAACATTTATTGATAAAATGATGAATCAATTTAGAAAATTAACAGGATTAAATTTAGAATCTAAATCAGTGGCAAAGATGACTTTTACATTAGATGAAAGATTAACTAAATTTAAGAAATTATTAAAACTTTAAAAAGTATAAATTAATGTCTAAATTTAGCAAAATTTTTATGGAAGTTGTAATATTTTTTGTAATATTAATATCAGCAAATTCACTATTTTTATTAAATTCTGATTATGATGAATTAAATATATTTAAAATTCAGCAATTCTATAAGAATTATAAAGATTGCTTGCCTGAAAATCAAGAGCAAGAATTAAAAGAATTAATAACAATAGAAGATAAAGTTCAAAGATATTTAACTACAAATTCAATTATTATATGTGTATTATTAATAGGAATTTTATTATATAATAATTATAAAGACTACAAAAATAATCAGCAAGAAAATATCCAAAACACTAAAAATATGTTTGAAAAAATTGACAACACAAGAAATATCATTACAGAAAATTTAGCACACGAACTTGGCACGCCTATATCAATTTTAAATAAATTATTTCAAAAATATAACAAATCTTTTACACCTAAAGACCTTAAAATTTTTAATGATACTTTTAAATATTTTTATATTATTATGGCAAAAATCAGCAAATATAAGAAAATAAAAGAAAATAATAATACATTATACGATATTATAGATTTTTCATTAAATGCTATTATAATAACACTTGCTAAATTAGAATATCAAATAGATGATAGATTAAAAGATTATAAAGTTAATATATCTAATACAGAATTGTCAGGTATATTAATAAATTGTATTAAAAATTCAATAGAAGCACACGCCACTGAAGTTAATTTTAATCTTGTATATTTTAATTCTGATAGAATATGCTTTGAAATTCAAGATGACGGCAATGGAATTCCAAATGAAATTTTAAGAAATATATTTAAAGAATCTAACTCTTCTAAAGGCTCAAATAGGGGCAATGGATTATATATAAATAAAGTAATATTAGAAGAAAACAATGGCAAAATAAATGTTAAGAACAATGAAGTCGGTTGTTCTGTAAAAATTATATTAAATGCAACTAAGGTATTGACACACGATGATTACCACATATATAACACCTAATCTAATTAATAGATTTAAATCAAAAAACACCAAAAGCACTAAATTAAATTCAAATCAATTAAAAGATTATATATTAAATTTAGGTTATTCTGATAAAGAATCAACAAACCTAGCCGATTATTTAGATTCAATTAATAAAAGTAAATACTATCATTTTGATACATCATTGATAGAATTTCTTGATTTAGAGAATTTAAAAATTTATAGATTATCAGATAAAGAATATAATAAAAGAATTAAAAAATTTAATATAGATAATTTTATTAATAAAATATCCCCTGAATTAAATTTAGAATTGATATATATAAATTTAGATGATGATATGTTTATTTTTAAATCTGATATATTGCCTATTACTGATTATTCTGATTATTTTAAGTGTTATTATTTAAATAATAAATTTATTGTTTATGATTTTGATTATTATTTAGATGGATATTATATAGAAAATAATATGATTAAATTTGGTATAGAAATTAACAATACTGAAGATTCGGATAAAGAAAAACATCTTAGCAATGTATTTAAAAGAGCGTGCATATTAGCACACAATGAAAAATTTGAAGTTCAATTAAATTCTCTTAATAAAGAAAATTTAGAACTATATAATAAAGTTAAAGATTTAGAAAACTTAAAATAATCACTGAACTATTGAATGACTGAACTATTAAATTATTGAAGTGTATTCATTAATTTATCTAATCTATTATAAACAATATCCACTAAATCTTCATATTGCTCTTCTAATGCTTCAAGATATACAGAATCATCTATAACTTCATAATACAATTTTGACTTCCAATTTGGTATTTTATCTAAAATACTAATCATTAAAATATCTATTTCTGAAATATTTGGTATTGCGTCCATTATAAATCCTTATATTAAATAATTTATATTACTTATTATTACATATCATTATATTTAATATTTACTTAATTTAATGTTAAATTTATATAGAATTTATATCCAAATTTTATTAAATACTTAGAGATTGCTTAAAATATTTAATTAATTATTTTGTTTAATTTTAAATTAAGTAGTTAATAAAAATATGATATGAATTTATATTTTGAATTTATTTGATTTCTTATTATAGAGAATTTATATAAAAATTAAATTCGTATGCAGTTTTTATTAACTACTTTATTTTAACTTAAATTTTATAATTAATATTTTTATTTAAGAATAGATTAAGTAG